ACCGATACTCTAAGAGCTCTACCCCTGTATCCTCATATACCGCATCATGAGCCACATAAGTAACCCTCTTAGTTTCAGACCTAGCCACCCGCTCAGCATTAGCCTTAGTGGTTTCTATGCCCTTACTGATCCTATCCGTGATCTCAGGGATACTCTCACCCAGTATCATACTCTGAGTAAGCCCTATCCTCAGATTACGCCCCAGCCGCTCTTTATCATTCCAGAGCCGATCACTAAACATAGCCCCGCTCCACGGATAATCAAGGGTTTTCTTTACCAGAGCTGGATTAAGCCTATTAAGGTTAGCCTTTACCTCTGTAAATTGCCCCAGAGTGAAAACTTGCCTTAGATACTGATCTGTAAAGATATTCCCTAAGCCCTCATAAAATACGGCACTCTCTTTCTGCCCCAGTATAGAGAGCTCTCTGGTAATTTGCTCAAAAAGCCCTCTACTCCTAGTAAGAGCACTCTGATTAGCGTAGCTCCATGTACCTCCAGCCTTTTGTACCTTTGCTATGGTTTCCTGTACATCAGCTAAGATATTTTTCTGACAATCCCTATAAATTGAGGCTAAGATCCTCTCCAGCTTAGCCTCATCCTCAAACGCCTTAAGCCCATTCCTTAGAGTAGCTTGCTCTCTTTCCTCTATCAGCCTTGCTCTCCTTAGGCTATCCTCATGCAAGATCCTTTTCTGCTTAGCGGTAAGCTGGCTATAGGGGATACCGTACATCTTAGCTACCTCAGGATTTATATACCCTGTATATGCCATTTTCCAGCCCTCCTATCCGCCTCATTTACACACTTCCGCCACCTGTAGGGGCATTGTCCTGTACAACGCTCAGAGGGCCATTCTGAGCCCCTCTGAGAGCATTAAGATTAGGGAATAAGTTGGCCATATCTGCCTCCATATTCTCCATAGAGTAGGGATCATTACTCTGCTTATCAGCCTCAATATCAGCTTTCAGCTTTTCCAGCACCTCTTTAGGATTATCCACAAACGGCAAGAGAGCTAAGAGGGTTTCTTTATCCACCTTGCCCTCCAACTTGCACACGGTATCCACAATCTCAGTAATGTTATTAGGCACATTCCTAGTAAACTCAACTTTGAGGTTAAGTACATCAGGCTCATGCCCTGTAAGCACCCTCAGGGGAGCATACATAACCCTAAAGAGCTCCTTAATTGCTTTCTCCAGCTTGCGCTCTTTGATAATACACTTAGTTTCTAGCCCAAAGAGCTTAAATCTGATAGCAATACCAGAGAGATTACCTGCAAAATTCTCATCAGAGAGATCAGGCACTTGAGAAAATTTATAGATATTCTTTTCAAGCCTATCTAAGTGATTTTCTATAGCATCAGTCTGGATCTCCTTAGTGAGAAACTTTGCATCACCATTCTCCATAATCTCAAGAATACCCTCTGCCTTGAGCTTTTCCAGAGCATCCTTTCCCGCTACCATGTTTTTGAGCATCAGGTAGGCATTACGGAAAGCCTCAAACTCATTCGACATATCAGAGAGCACCTTATCATAGTCATTTACAAGGCTCTCAATGCGCTCCAGATCGCTCATCTGTTCCTCATTGTTATACAGGGTAACAATAGGAATACGCCCATAGATATGAGGCACTCTTTTCAGGAAAGTATAACCACTAACATTCCTAATCCCCTTAGCCCCTGTACTCTCCTCAGAGCTAGTAAAAATATCATACCCATTAGCATCATACACCTCAGCATAATGAGTAGTTTTCTTAGTATCCTCTGTATCAATATCATACAGGCGGATTTTCCACTTAGCCTCATGAGTAGAGCTATTTTTGTACACTATGATACAATCCTCAGGGCTAATCCGCATAAAGCGGGTTTTACTCTCCTCATTCTGGTATACCAGCACATGAGAGAGCCCCTTAATCATAGCCTCCTTACCCCACTCAATAAAGAGATCATCCTTATCATTCTCTGAAAAGATACTATCAAGCTCATCCTGTACCGAAGTATCCTCCATATCAGAGAGATCTACACCCACCTCTACAGGCTCCACCTCTACAGGCTTTTTCTCCGCATGAGGCTCAGTGTAATTCAGGATGATAGGGTTTCCTAAGAAATAACCCACCGTATTATCAATAATCTGGCTAAAAAAGTCATTAGCTATACGGTTATTAGGCTTATTCTCATCTTTTCTAGGACGGTTTAGGATCTTATGCTTATTCTCATAGAGCCTCTGGTACTTTCTGTACTTAGGGGCTATCTTTTTCTTATGAGTACTAATCAGCTCTCCTAAAAAGGCGGCATCAATTCTGGAGCTCTCCGCCTCCACATTAAACTCCCTATCTATCGGTTTTATAATCATCTTTATACCTCCATTTTTAGTAGTAGTAACAAAAAGAGCCCTCTTACAGGCTCCAGCCGTTATATTGTAAAATCCTTTCTACTCAAAACTCTGATCTCATTACCAGCATCCGCCACCGTCATAGCGTGATCGAGGGCATCAAAGAGATCATCATGATCCACCTCAGGAAAGAGGAGTAAACACTCCTCAAGATCATCCATGCCATCTCTGAAATAGACCTTATGATTTTCAAAGTTTGCGGATCTCCGCATAGCTCTAGTAACCTTATCCTTAGTGGTATTGATATTGATAACAGGGAGGAGGCTAAGCCGCCTGAGCTCCTGAGCTAGAGCTTTCTGGTACTGGTTTGTTTCCACGCCTACCCGCTCCACCATAGGGAATTTATCACGCCCATAGGAGATAGTAGTAGTGAGCTGAGCATTGAAAGTAAGCCGCTCTTTCACATAATCCAATACATATACATTCCTGTTATCATCTACCCCTATAATCATCAGGGCAAAGTAGTCATTTTTGCTATTCTCCTCCTCAGATATAGCTAAATCGGCTCCCATGTACACCCTGACCTTGATCCAGTGATCTATACCCTCACTATCCTTTATCCGCACCTTAGCGGTTTGAAAATCATAATCAATCTTGTACTCATCATAGTAGCGGAAATACTGAGCCTTAAAGATACGCCCCTTAGCTAGCTCTGTATCATTCTGATACTGCATATTAAAGATAATCTTACCGCTCTCCGCCCTTATCTCTTTGAGCTTATCAATGCTAAACTTATCCGCCCAGAGAGATACCTCTTTACCGCCCTTGAGCTGGATAGCCCTCTGGATATTCACCCTGTAGTTATTGCTCTTGATAAGATCCTCATACAGATCTAAGGGGTTATATCTGGTACCTAAGATATGTATATCACCATCAGGCTCCAGAGTAGGGAGGAGAGAGCTGTAAAACCACTCTTTAAGGTTTGCCCTTTGCCGCTCCGTTCTCGCATTTTCCAGCCCTACCAGATCATCACCCACAATTACATCAAAGTGCTTAGAGATAACGGCTCCAGAGGCTCCCAGAGCTGTTACTGTAGCCTCTTTCTTAATGATAGTACGCTTATTTACAGTAAACTCTCTATCATTCCACACATTATCCTTACTCTTTTTCCAATCCCCAAATATACGGATAAGATCAGTATTTTGCTCGAAGTGAGTACGGATCTCCTTGAGAAACGCCTCCGCCTGAGTTTGTGTTTTCGATCCTATCATAATTCGGATATTAGGCTCTCTGAGTATTCTGGTAATACAGTAATCCACATCACCCACCGTACTCTTACCAAAGCCTCTAGGGGCTAGATCTAGGGTATTCTTTTTAGTAGAGATATTAGCAATAATACTCTTATGCAAGCCCTGTATACTCCGCTTAGTAATATACTTGCACACTAGATAATAGGCTACCTCAAAATCAGAGTTAAGTATCAAGTATTTGATTATTGCATCTGGATTATCAGCCTGAGAGATCATGCCCTCTACAAGCTCTACTTTTGTATAATCTAGCACATCACTTAACCTCCTCTCTTTGAAAGTAAAAGAGAGGCTCTACAGCCTCTCTCTAGCCCTTTACTAAGTGATACAGCACAATACCAAAGAGCACTAAGCTACAAAGCACTCCCAGCCCCAGAGTACCCTT